CTAGCACTTAAAGACAATACTCTCTCTACAGCTATGAAGGAATACAGAGACAAATTAAGGTCAGTTCCACAGGATAATAGTGACCCCTATAACATAACTTGGCCTACTAAACCTTCCTAATATACTTCTCTAATCGTCAACCCTTATAAATATTTAAACATTTATGAGGGTTTAACATGGCGGTCATTTCAAATATATTCATTGATGCAGGAGCAGACTATAGTACAACTGTAACAGTTACAGATAGTACTGGTAGTGCTCTGGATCTTACAGGATACTCAGCTGCAGCACAAATTCGTAAGACTTACGAATCCACAACTGCTACAGTTTCATTCACAATTGCATTCAACTCAGATCGAACTACAGGTAAGTTCGATATGTCTTTGACCTCTACACAAACAGGTGCAATCCCTCATGGAAGATATGTTTATGATGCACTCATAACTTCTGGTTCTGGAACAAAGACCAGAGTGGTTGAGGGAATAGTAACAGTTAATCCAAGGGTAACTCAGTAATGCCTATAACTGCACAAATAACAGATAATAACGCAAGTTCTATAAAAGGAACTTCAACAACCCCTGCAAATGTAGCGGCATCTACTTCTGTAGGTGTACAACCATCTATTACACGAATGGCGGTTCCTGGCGTCAGAGGTGCAGATGGAGATATTACATGGCAGGGAACTTGGAGTTCTTCAACCACTTATACACAAAACAACGCAATACATTATAATGGTAGTTCGTATGTAGCACTTCAAGGTAATTCTAATGTTCGTCCAGACACAGATTCTACTGTATGGTCACTTATGGTTCAAAAAGGTGATACTGGAGATACAGGAGCAACTGGAGCTGTGGGACCAGCTGGTTCTACAGGAGCAACTGGAGCTACAGGTGCAACTGGAGCCACTGGACCTACAGGATTAACTGGTTCTCAAGGGCCTCAGGGACCACAAGGACCACAAGGAGATGCAGGAACAGCGGCAACAGTTCAAGTAGGGTCTGTTTCTGCAAGTGCAGCTGGTTCTAATCCTACAGTAACGAACTCTGGTTCTTCTACCGCAGCTGTTTTAAACTTCTCATTACCAAGAGGTGCAACTGGTCCTCAAGGAGCTCAAGGTGTTACTGGAGCGGCTGGAGCTCAAGGAGCAGACGGAGCTCAGGGTGCAACTGGTCCTCAAGGACCACAAGGAAATACAGGAAATGCAGCTACGATTGCAGTTGGAACAGTATCCACTGGACTTGCAGGGTCTAATGTAATAGTAACAAACTCTGGTTCAACATCTGCAGCTACTTTAGACTTCACAATACCTAGAGGAGATACAGGAGCCTCAGGGTCTTTTACTTGGAAAAGTACTTGGAGTTCTGCAACTGCATATGGTGCCAACGAAGTGGTTGCATACAATGGAACATCATATATTGCAGTAGTAAATAATCAAAATGTAAGACCAGACACAGACTCTACAAAATGGAATATTATGGCACAAGCGGGTGCAGAAGGTGGTTCTATTAGTTCTATGGAGGACACACAAATAAGTGGTACAGTCGCAGACATGGCAATTTTAGCATACGATAGTAATGGAACAAAGTGGAAAGATAATAACACGTTCTCAGGAACATTTGCCTCACCAATTTTGTCAGGTGGTACTTTTTAAGGAGAAATAATGGCAGCACAATTACAAATAAAACGAGCCGCAGATGCAACCGCAAATAGTGCTCCAGGCGGTAATCTAGCTGCAGGAGAACTTGCAGTATCTTATGGTAATGCTCCTGCACATAATAATTCTGGAGGTAGATTATTCGTAGGTAACTCTGCTGGTAATGGAAATATTGTCATAGGTGGAGAATACTTTACTGGACTATTAGACCATGCACCAGGCACGTTGACCAATGGTTCAGCAATTATCACAAACTCAAACGGACAAATTGATACAATAAAGGTTGGAAAAACAAGTACAGCTGGTATCATAGATTTTCTTGAAGGTGATGGTGGGTCTGCAAAAGTTAGAATTCAAGCTCCAAACTCATTGAGTGGAGATGTCACTCTCACTCTTCCAACTTCAGCTGGAACGAATGGTCAGTTCATGCAAGTAAATGGTTCAGGTCAACTATCATTTGCTACAGTTCAGTCTTCATTTACACTCTCAGATGGTTCTAATACTGACACTTTTAATACTGGTGAAACTCTTACATTTACAGCTGGAGAGGGTACTGATATAACTGTAAGTAATAATACAGTAACTATTGCAGGAGAACTTGCAACTACAGGTAACGCTGGTGTGGCTTCATTTTCGTCTAATGACTTTGCAGTTTCGGGTGCTGGTGTAGTAACAATTCATGCAGTATCAAATGCACAACTCGCTGGGTCAATTGCAAATGCTAAACTTGCAACTGCTGGTCAACTTATATTGGGTTCTACAACTCTAGAGTTAGGAACAACTGATACTGTAATTGCAGGATTGACTCAAATTACAATTGACCAAATTGACATTAACGGAAATACAATCAGTACAACTGATACCGATGGAAATCTTATTCTTGACCCAAATGGTTCTGGAGCTGTTAATGTTAATAATTCAAAAATAATTAATGTATCTGACCCAACCAATGATTCAGATGCAGCTACAAAAGCATACGTTGATGCAAGTGTAAGTGGATTGGATGTCAAAGAATCTGTAAGAATTGGAACCACAAACCCATTGGATGCAGTAACCTATGTACAAGCTGCAGGAACATTAACAAGGTCTGGAAATGGTTCGATTAACTCTTCTGCTGGGTTAGGACAAAGTGTAACTCTTGTAGTAAATGATAGAGTTCTTGTTAAGGACCAAGCAGAAACAAGACAAAATGGTATCTATGTTGTTACTACAGTTGGTGATGGGTCAACTGCGTTTGTACTGACAAGAGCATCTGATGCAAATGTCGCATCAGAACTTACAGGAGGAACCTTTACTTTTGTTGAAGAGGGAACCAATGCAGATAATGGGTATGTATTTACACACAATGGTACACCTACATTAACCAATGCAACTCTAAGTAATAACACACAATTAACTGTATCACAATTTTCTGGTGCAGGACAAATAACGGCTGGAGAGGGTCTTACAAAATCTGGAAACACTATAAACGTAGTTGGTGGAACAACCATTGATGCAGATGCAAATTCAATTCATGTAAATTCATCTGGAACTGCAAACCAGATTCTTCTTTCATCGGGAACAGTAGGAAATGAAGCGACTTATGGTGCATTACCTTTAGCAAATACAAACTCAGTTACAGGAACACTTGCAATTGGGAATGGTGGAACAGGTGCAACCTCACTTACTGCTAACGGACTTCTGGTAGGAAACGGAACCAGTGCAATTGCAGCTTTGGCGGTTGGAACATCTGGACATTTTTTAAAATCAAATGGTTCAGGAAGTAACCCAAGTTTCACAAACGTAATTGACGCTGGAACATTTTAATGTCTATAACTATACAACATAAACGTAGTCAGACTACAGGCGACCAACCAACTGTATCTGACATAGCGGTAGGAGAAATTGCATTAAATCTTGCAGATCTCCGTATGTTTACTAGAGATCATAATGATGTTATCAAAAGAATAGGTGGAGAGGATGTTACCGCCACTTTAGACTTTACTAAAGCAGATAATACATTACAGGGTATATCGGTCACAGGGTTCAAGATGAACTTCAAGAAGGCCGATGGTACTCTTACAGTTTTTAATATTTTTCAACAGATGATGTTGTTTTCACTATTCCAAGGACACTTTGTATCTAAAGCAGTTTTCAATACTCATCAACATACAGAGACACAGGCAGTGACCTTTGATAATGATACTACTCCATCTGGAACAACCTCAGTACCGATTTAGATATGGCTGATAAGATACCCTTAAAAGGACTATTTGATGGAGGTGGGAACGTAACAGGTCTTGCTGAATTTAGGTCGGCTGATGGAGATACCCTTGGAGTAGTTCATGGTGGAACTGGACTCGCAACTGTAGGTGCAAACAGAATTCTTACAGGTAATGGTACATCTGACTTAACTGACGAGGCAAATCTTACTTTTGATGGAACGACACTTGCAGTAACAGGAAACACAACAATATCTGGTAATCTGACAGTTCAAGGAAACTTTACAGAGACAGTCAAGATTGCAACTGAAGACCCAATTATTGCACTAAACACAGCTGTTACAGGTGCAAATGCTAACGATGCTGGATTTGTTATTGAAAGGGGTTCAGACTCAAATGTTGCTCTAATATGGGATGAAAGTGATTCAGGAACTTCTGGTGGTATTTTTAATTTTATAACTACTACAGATACAGGAATTGTATCTGGTAACATAAATGTCTCAGGACAAGCTGATATCAAGGCCGGAAATATTACTGGAACAGGAAACCTTGCAATCTCAGGAACACTTACAGGAGTGACAAGTTTAACAATGAATGGTGCATTAAGTGGAGTTACAAATTTAGGATTGTCTGGCAATTTACAGTTTGATTCAGGACAGACAGTAAATGAAATTTCAGACGATGGTACGTTTACAGATGGTTCTGCAAATGCATTGGTTACTGAAAACGCAATCAAAACTCATGTCAGTGCTCAGGCATCTGCATTCGCAATAGCATTAGGATAATATATGGCTACACCAAATACAAAAGACACACTTAAAGAATATTGTCTGAGAGCTCTTGGAAAACCAGTAATTGAAATAAATGTTGACCCAGACCAATTAGATGATAGAATCGACCAGGCACTTCAATATTATGCAGAGTTTCATATGGATGGTGTTCAGAGAATGTATCTGAAACATCAAATAACCGCAGCTGAAAAAGCAAATGCTCAAACAAACAGTAGTACAACAGCTACAGATGCAGTTGACAGTTCTGTATCGGCAAACTGGTTAGAACAAAAAGTCTGGTTACCTTTACCTACTTCAGTTATCTCTGTACTACAAGTATTTCCATTAGAAACAGGGAGTTCAAGAGGTGGTGAAATGTTTGATAT